TCAATTTCGACCTTACTGTCGGTATACAGGCTGCGCCCATCGCCGATGATTTCTCGACCACGGGCAATGACACAGCCACCAGGCGCTGAAGGGTGAGTAGAAGCCTGACTAACTGCACAGGCAATGGAAATAAAATATTTATCAGGGTCATTAATATATGTAGGATCACCTTTAATACTGGTCATATAACCCATTGTTTACTTTGCATTCTTATATTAGACTGAGATATAAGCACTTGCGAGGATATATGCATAAAGAAGATTCATTGAATTCGAACAATTTTAAGTTCAGTGGTTTTGATATTGACGGGATTAGACTTTGGGAAGGTGGTCCTGCAATGCAGCAGGATCTTGACCGTTCAAAAGACATGGTGAATAGCCCCTCTCATTACACATCAGGACGTGTTGAAGTGATCGACATCATCGAGGATGCAGTAGAAAGTGCACCTTCGAATCAAGCTGCTGTAATGCAAGCAAATGCCCTGAAATACTTGTTGCGTTTGTGGCACAAGGAGAATCCTGTTCAAGATGCAGAAAAAGCTCAATGGTATTTGAACCGACTTATTAATTTGCTAAAGTAGTAAAGCCGCTGTTAGGCGGCCTTGTGTCAACATCTTCGGAAGAATATGGCAGACTTCCGAACTTCCAAGGTCTCATGGTCCTGTATATGAGGAAGGAGATGTTTATAAGTGAAGTCAAGGTCGTGAGTTGAGTGATTAAAATACACGCAGATGCCTTCAGATAAATCGGGAACATTAGGTACGTACCAAGAGATAATATTTAGTGCTTGCCAAGGCTCTAATCCATGAGACACCCAACTGTTCAGCTCTTCTAAGCGCTGAGCAGTTTTTAGTATATGGTTTTCATGAGCTTCACACTGCGGGAGATTGGCTTGAGAGCCAGAAACCGTAAGCGCATGTCTCCACATAAGTGTTCCATCTTTGAGGATTAAACGAGAAGGATGAACTCGCTTTCCAGATGGAAGGTTATAGAAAGAATCAGGCTTAATATGCTTGCTCATTAAACATTACCTCTGTTCTCCTCGTAATACTCAAGATCTTTTGTCCATCCATCTCCAGCGAATTCACTGTAGATGACACGTCCAATATCTCGGAAAGTATTGTAAAAAAGAGAGACCTTATCAATATCAGTCAATGTCTGATCGAGAGGAGGCCCATAGATAAGTAAATTCCAAGTGGAAGGGCAGACCTGCTCGAAGCCGTTAGGACCAGCACGGAGCTGCTTTACTCGTTTGAAAGGGATACAAACGGGGTAATCCCAGATAACTGGCTCAGCTCTCAGAAGTTCAGATGCACTGCTAAAGAAAACAAAACTGTTGACATATCCATTCCGATACTCTGAAAGAGTTTTCTTAAGCCATAGACGGTTATCCCTTACTGCCCCTTTAGGTGCTACCCAGACATTGCCATGCCAGTGCTCTTGAAGTGGGTTGATTTCAATGCTTGGGACAGACGTTGCATCCACAAGAACCTGTTGAACAGGATCAGATGTTGGATCAAAATCGATGCTGCCCATAACTAGACGAGCACGATCGATAAGCTGAGGCGTGGGATACAGAGGTAGCTTTAGCCCCTTGGCTTGTAACTTATCCGCTAAATTCTTCTGCGAGCGCTCGGAAGCTTTCTTGGCTCCCTCCTGCTTCGACTGCAAATGTTCTTGTTCCAACATCACTGATTAAGGTAATTAATACGTTTTTTGACCAATCATTCGTATCGATCTCCTCTAGTAATGTTCGGAGAAACTCCAAGATCTCATCATCTTCATTGCTCTCAGCAACGTAGATATCAGATTCAATTGATGAACCAGACATAAACGTTGTTGAATCGTTCATAAGGTTGATGACCAATGAACCGGCACCTTGCTGTTCAACTCCAGTGATGGCGATATTGACAAGGTCGTGCAGAATTAATTCTGCTGTGGCAGTCAGGAACTTTTGTTCCTGTTCTTTCTCTGCGCCAAATTTTTCAGAAGCAATGAGGCGTTGGATAAGTTCGTTTCGTCTAGACATTGAAATGATTCTTGTTTAAGGATAATTAAATTAAACGTTTTATGTGGACTTGTTATCAGTATCTGTAGTCTGACTTGGATGCCTTCCAAACAGCATATCTTCGACTACAGCTTCCCAACGATCTGAGAAATCTGTCTCAGGTTCAAAGATTAAGTCACCTCGCTCCTGCAATTCCATTTCCTTGAGAAGTTTCTCCTGTTCTTTCATGGCAACTTCAACAATGTATTCATTGACTTGCTGCTTGAGAGTCTGGAGCTGGCACTGCAGTTCAAAGCTTTCGATGTATGACTCAGAGTCAACAAAAACGCCAATCTTTTGAGGGATTAAATGAAAGGGGTTGCAACAGTACTTATTGCCACATGTGGATTTCACGCCAGTCATGCCTAAGTCACCCCAGGTAAACCACATAGCGACACGTTGAGGATGATGCTGGGTGCTGGTGCTAATACCTGGACGCCGCCAAGGAAACTGGGGCATGCCAGTTCCTTTTGCTTTGTAGCCAGTCCAGTTCCAGCATTCGTCAGGCTGTCCGATCTCTACTTGAGACCAGAACTTCAGGGCTCTCTTACGTTCTCTCTTTAATAGACGATCAATGTCGAATGACAATCGACCTTCTCTTGCAGCAGCAACGCAACGAGTGCACGCTTGATGGCTGTCGTATCGCATTGAACTGGAGCTAAAGCGGCCAATGGCATGGCCGGAATAAAGGCACAAAGGCCCCTCTTCGGCTGTATTGGAGAGCTCAGCGTTACGCCTGCCGTATGTATGGCCACCAACTTTCTTTCGAGGTTTAGATTCAGCCATTAGAAATCACCTTCTGGTTTTACATACGTTCCGCCGTGAGCGGGATACTGCTGGTCAATAGGCAAGGCTTCCATTTGATGATTGAGTTTGTATTCGTAACGAGTACTGTTCTCATATTTAATGCGTACCAGTTTTGCTCTAGGTGTGTAGTACTCAGGAGTACCAACAACAAGAGCAGTTCTTGGATCTGATTTGTCGAGAGGAGAGTTAGGACAAATAGACACACGCAAGCCAAGCTTGATATCTTTTGAATTCATTTGATTTAACTTGAATATATAATGTCTCTTATTAAGAGTGTAGTTAGAAGTCGTTGAGGATGTGATCTTCCATAAGAGGATCATCCTTAGGTCGCTGCCAAATACGAACAGACTTAGATTTACCTGAAACAGGATCTTTCCGTCTGGTGACTAGACGTCTCCAGCCAAGTGCCTGAAGTACATCAGCGACCCTTCTACCTTCACGCCGTGCTTGGTTACGTGGGTCTAGCTCAAGAGCATTCGTAAGAATCTCAGCAGCTGTGACTTCCTCGCGAATAGCTACGTATGAAGCGACTTTGTCCATCCAAGGATCTGGATCACCAAATTCCTGGATGTATTCAGCGATTGCTGCGATCTCACCGCTATTGAATTCATATCCAACATCAGCACGATATGCCTGCACCGCTGCAGCCCATAGACTATCACGTTGTTGAACTAATTCACGCCAAGGAATTTGAAAACCTGCACCAATTTCTAAGGGAACAAATCGACGGTTACCCGTACTATCAACCAAAAACTGGTTGCGGTTAGTAGTGCCAATAAGGACGAAACGACGAGCAAGCTTACTAGGCAAGGATGCATATGGGTATCGCACTTCATCAACACGTGTAGTAACGAGGTTCTTGAAGTTTTCAATGTTTCGGGTATTGAAATAGTTATCAATTTCAGGTAGCTCAAGCAGCCAAGCGACGTGAAGCCGATACTGCTCTTTCATGAGCGTGTCGAGGGGAGTCGTGATCTCAGAGAACAGATCTTGTGGAACTAAGTTCCGAGAGAACTGCGACTTGCCTGCGCCTTGAGGTCCAACCAGGATTGGCAGCCAAGACATTGAGCAACCAGGGTTGAAGGCACGGGCAACAGCACCGATCATCATCCGCTGCATTGCAGTGGTTGCGATCTTGTGCCGGTTACCTAGGAAAACTTCGCCAATACGGTCCCAGTCGGGGTGAGGCTCTGTACTGGCAGAACAATGATCCAAGTACCGCCTGATAGGGCAGTAAGAGTTTCGAATCGCTGCGTACTGAATAGCGGACTTGACTCGCTGCTCTGGAATGAAAACTCCGTTCTCACAGGAGAGCTTGACTGTCATGAGGTCAAGGTCTTGCCCTTGGAGCGCAATAGTGCGCCCTTGAGAATCGGTGTACTCAATAGCTCCAGTCAATTCGTTCTTACGAAGATCATGCAAGATGTCCTTCACCTTTGAGACGTCGCTTTCTCGCTCCTTTGCTAGATCGTCACTGCTTTTCTTCGGACGACCGCGACGCTTAACTTGTTGTGCATCTGGTACTGGTTCCAGTTCAACTACATCTCCCACTTTTCCTCCTTTAGCAATATTGATGATGTCGTCGAGATCTGGCATCGGGTCATACTCTGTATAACCAGCCGCCGCTCCAGCAGCACCAAACCTCAGATCAGATGGAAGCTTTCGCGTCCAGTCTGCATCTTGCTTTTTAGCAAGTGAATAGAGCGTAGTGTGACCTGAATATGATCCAAGTCCGCGCCACTTAAATGCAGCAGTGTTTTCTTGCTTCTCACCGTGATGACCACGGAGAACCCAATCAACCCATGTATCAAACAAAGGCTCGCCAACGCCTGCACAAGCAGCCATGACAGGGACGTAATAGCTCTCGTACTCACCGTCTTCAGATGGCCTTAGAAACTCATCTAGAAGCCACTTACAACGACGAATGTCGAGATCAGTGACATCAGAAGACGTGAAATTAGTAGCCTCTTCATAAGCAATATCGTTGAGAAGGAACTCTGGAACAGGTTCAAACTCTGCATTGCGCTTGATCTCCGCTTCGGTATTGCCATACCAAAGGCGCTCAGGTTTTTGACCACAGTTGTCCTCTAGCTCAGTGATATCGAGCTCTGCAAGAAGACGATTGACAATGAGCCAGTAAGCACCTCGATGTTCAGTAGTGCTACTGAGGTCAATGCTTAGTGGAAACAGCGCACGAAACCGATGAGATTGCTCAGTGTGGCTAGCAGAGGTATAGGTCGCTGCACACCACTGACGAGCTGTATCGGTAGACCAAAACCGGCCCAACGTGGTGTCGCCATCAATGTCGATGACCACCATGTTGGAACCGGCTGCGTTATCTGCACGACGGTGTCGATTGCGAAAATGAGTGGCTACCCAGCCATACCCGTTACTGACCCAGCCCATGAGCCAGTCAAGGCTCTCTTCAATGTTCTGCCAATCACGTGCTGGCTGACTCTGTTTGTTCTTGCATTTCTTGTGAACTGCAATCCGTAGTTTCATTATCAATCTCGTGGAACTGTGTACAACGTTTTAAAAAGCGAGCTTCATGTAAAGCGAGCTGATCACCATCAATGAAAATGCCTTGGGTAGTCTCTGGAGTGGAGACAATAATCAAAGCAACATCACACAGAAAGCCTGTGCGTTCATTTAGTGCGTATCTATATGCGGCCATTTGTTGAGCGCACTTTGTATATTTTCGGTAACCGCCGAATCCAATACGATCTCCCCGATCAGGAAAAGTAGACATATATGGAGCATTGCTAGTTTTAAAGTCAGCGATAACTCGGACCCCGCCAATCTCACCAATGAGATCAGGACATCCTGCATACTTGTGCTCGGTGGACCAGACATATGCAACCTCTCTATCGTCACTTCGTAAGTGATTCCAATCAGGGCGTAATGGACGCTCCGACCAATGCAGTGTATCAAACCAATCAAGATATTGAGTAATTCCATTCCAAAATTCTTGATATTGGTCAGGTACACCAGGATCCAAACCTCGTAAGTAATTTTCGCAACCCAGGTGGATAGCAGATCCACGAGTAGATGCTTCTTCTAAAGCACCAGGATTATTTTTCTGCCAAGTACGTAAACCCGCCTTTGACTTTTCACTCTCTGTTGCTGACAGGACAGTCGTGACACTGGGCATATAGATGCCAGAGCAGAGGTACTTACGATGACCTGCAGACGTTTGAATCCGGTAGGGCTTATCTACCGGAGTTTCGGGGGTATTAGACATAATTTGTTTTTATGGATTTTGATATGGCAATTAGCGCATAAAGGGATGCACTTGAGAACTTCATTCCACCATTTATCTTCACCGATGCGGCCACCGAGTAAATGGAATTCTTTATTTTCTGGTTCAACGTGGTGCCACTGGATAACTGTGTCATCGGGATCACCACAGCAATAACAAGGGAACGTTGAAAGCATTTGCTTCCTACGCTCCGAAGTTTTGCTATACCAGTCAGAATTATATTTAGCCTTCTGTTCTGGACTAATAGTCACTCTCTAGATCTTGCTGCGCTTGATACGAGCTGCTGTAATCAGAAGTTGCGGTTTGCGCCCGAAACAACTGATACAACTCTCCTACTGCTTGACCAACAGCTTCTGTTACTTGCCCAATTGCTTGCAGTTGAGAAGAAAGCTGAGCAACTTCTTGGCGCAAAGCAATGGTGTGATCCATAAGAGATGGTGGTGGAACGGGCTTAGCAATCGCTGCTTGATGTGGAGTTTCAGGTTGCTCGGAAGGAGAACCTCCAACAATTTGAGCGATACGTGCTTGCAACTCAGGAGGCAAATTCTTAAGTGCTTCAGACATCAGAATTCTCCTTTAAGTTCACGGGTCACTACTTCACCGACAACCTCTTCAAAAGCACGGCGCAATTCGTACTCAAGATCATCACGATCAGCCTTTACACGACTGACAGTAATGGGAGGAAGCGTGAGTGTTGCAACTGCTTCGTGCAATCGCAGATCATTTTTGTTTACAGATAGTTCAATCATCAGAATTCAGTCTCCGGTTCTTCTTGTTTCTTTTGGGTTTTGGGCATTACGGTTGAACCGCGTTTATCTACTCCACCAGCTGGCAAACCTTTTTCATCAACTTGACGTCCATCAAAAGGATCCTTTCCTTCAAAGAAGTTGGGGAGCCATATACTATCTCGTGTGGTCTTCCATTCTTTAACAACTTTTTCCGGTACTTTACGTACCTTCGGAAGGATCGAGTATGAAGTCTCCAGGCCAGTGCCTTTACGCGAGATTTTAATTGAGAAATTTGCAAGTCCATCTTCAGTCCAGGTGTAGTCTTCAATTTCCTGCAGAATTTCAGTGAGTTGCTCACGCAAAGATTTCTGCTCAATAAATAGAACCTCCATACGTCCACGTGCTGCAGAAGTTCCGACCCATGCAAGGAATCGACGCGGCTTTACGTAGCTGCCATCAATTTTTGGGCGATCGGGTTTAGACCAATCAGTTTCACGAGCCAAGTCAGCAGGTGTTCCAGGATGGCTACGAGTAACGACATAGCCGTTAAATTTCAGCTCGCCATCAGGACCTGCTGCTTCGGATGCATATTGCCAACCCATAATGGCGTGACCTGTTTCATAACAGCCCAGAAGCCTGAACTCTTCAGACTCACCATCTTTCAAGCTGCTAGGTTTCCAATATGGTTGTGGTTCTTTAGTTTCAATTCTGTCTTTAGGTTGTTCGAGTAGTTCTGGTGGTAATACTTGGAGTGTCATATTATTTCGTTGTTGACTACTCAACTATACGAATAACACCCCAAGAATGTGAGGTACTACTCTTCTAATCCATACCAAATAACTAGGCTTTCACGTTCTCCAGCACGTAAAGCGTTCACCTTGTGTTCTACATCAGAAGGGAAGACAATGAACTCTCCGTAATGCATTTTGAACACACGTACATTTCGTTCACTGCCATCTTTGATGAAGAATTCAGCACCTTCATAGAAGTCAGTAGGTGATAAGCAAATACTGAGACTAAGAGTACGTAAAAACCCATCTGTCGATTCATCGTCGTAATGGTCTTGGTGCCAATCATAGTGGTCATCAGGATTACGATAAACCGTGTACTGAGTATCCGGCGGATTACCTTTGTCGATATCAATGCCGAAATATTCATCATTGATTTCACCTACAAGCTTACGTGATAGTGCTTGTGCTTTTTTACTTTTAGTCAGCCAAAAGATTTCACTCTGACGAGTTTCTAGATCAACGTCTTGGCCATCAGCTTCTCCGCCGACCAAGCCATCTTCAAGATCATGATCAGCTACTTCTTTAAGGATAGAGTTATGAATGAGTGAGACATCATCTAAATCAATACGCCCACGAACAAATGAGTCAGTAACCTCTTCAATCACATACCGTATCTTAGTATTCTTTTTTCTCATCGATCAACGTTATAAATAGATAAATGCCAGCCAGGACGGCCAGCATTGATATGAATTTCTCGATCAATAATCCGGCGTCGGATCAACCTCCGTGTAGCCCGCCGCTGTGCCTCCCGTATCTGGACCGCGTGTAGCTCGTTCCCGCTCCTTACGAGTAGTGAAATCAGTAGCGACAATGGCCCGATAGGCGCTGTCACTATCATCTTTGCGATATTCGCGGAGATACCCTTGGACACAGATAGCGCGTCCTTTACGAATTCGTTTTGTGAGTTTTGGTTTCCGTGTTTCATGAGTTTCTAGATATAGCCAAGTAACAATGTCGGAATCATCCAAACTGGTGCCAATCTTCACTGCAACCTGATTATTTTTTCGCTCTTTGATTTCATCAGTTGCAAAGAAGGCATTCCCTAAAACGACCTGATTGCAGTACATGTCTGCAGGAACATTAGGCTCAATCGTCGTAATGACGAGATCCAATGGTTTGGTGTAGTCGTCTGAGAAATTAATGGTCCCCGTAATCAACGCACGGGTGCCTTGCTTCCATCCTTCAAATGCAGTTAGCTTTGCACCTGGACGGTCGTAGCAGAGGACCCTGAGTTTGACTTCAGAAGTACCGCTGCCACTGGGAATGACAGCATCAGCACCGCGATAATCCAGCCCGTAAGCATTAATCGGATCTGAGATAAAGGATCGTAATTCAACTGTCGCTGCAATAAAGTTCATTATGACTGATATTACTTTTGTCAGTCTTCAGTTTAATCGTCATCCCCACATTGCGCGAGCAACAATTGGAACTTGATCGGCAAGAATATCTCCAATTCTTCGAGCAATTTGCATATGCTCTCGTTGAGTTCCATTGTCTCCCCGAAGGTCAACGTAATGAAGCCAACTTCTTATTGTACCTGACATATAAAGCCGTGTGCTTGTTCCCATAGGAAGTACTTCACGAGCACATTCTTTAGCGACACCCTGATCTAACATGTACTGATACAGGTCTTCAGCATCACGATAATGCCGATAGATTTGTGTATTGATTCGATCTTGATCAACTTCAGGAATGTCGTCGATAGAATTTTGTCGGTTTTTTAGGTCTTGCCTACGGAGTTGGGGTACATGTAAAGAGCCTAGTTCTGTTGCGACCGCATAGCGCTGGGAGAATTCTTGAAATGAAAAGGATCGGTGACGGAGGATTTGCGGGCTAATAGCTCTTGTAGTCTCGATCTCGACGCACATACTTGCCATCTCAAAGGGTGACCAGTGTCGGTGTTTGATGAGATATTTGATGAGTCCTTCGACATTTGGATTGTCCTCGTTTTTTGGATTAGATACTCGGGCGATTTTCCCGATTAGTTGTTCAGCATCTGGAGTGATCCAGACGAGCTTTGCAGAATGCATGCTTATTCGAAATGTTTTGAGTAAAGAGTTTTTAGTTCAGGAACCTTGAGTCGTTTTAGTTTTGTCGCTGTCTTTTTTAAAATCAACTCAACAATTTCACCCTTCGTCAGATTCGCTTGTAATTTTGCCATATAATTTTGGTTTAATTCGACCATAACCAGATTCAATAGAGTGAATCGGATTTTCTTTGCCTAACTTATCGTAATACTCGTCAAAAATATCGACCTTTGTATAAGCACGTACGGCATCAAACTGACGCACACCATCTTTTGTGAAAGTGATGATGTGTACGTCAGTCGGAAGCTGTGAATCGTCAAAGGTATCAGGACAGATATCTTTAGAAACGATTTGAATCTTAGTCATATCAAGCGTATTGCGGTAAATTCACGTTATTAGTTTCGAAGAAAGCCGGCATACGAGAAGCACGAGTTTCCATCAATCCTTCTGCTTTCCCTCTGGCATATAAAGAATCTGAACTTGCAAGCCAGAAGTTGCTCGACAGATACTTGTTATCTGCTTTCCCTTGGAGGGGCTTGAGAACCCAGCTGACCGTAGCGCGGCGTAAAGCGTTGAGGGTCTTGTCATGTTCAAGTCCAAGCGCTTCGCAGACAAGTGAGTTCGCGCATACATGGGTTTGTTCGTCTCGTGAGATATCGGCACTTGTGGTTCGCAATCCTGTGTCTCCAAGGAATCTGAAGATCGGTAGCAAAACGAAGAAGACGGATCTCTCCAGTACCACGGCTTTAAGGACAGGGTGCCGATCCAGTTCCAGCCATGTTTTACAAATGTGCTGAGCTTCTTTCTCAATGTGTTCGGGGATGTTGTGAGCTTCAGCTGCAAAATTGAGTGCGATATCATGTTTTTCTTCATCTAATACATTTGATTTAAGCAAATCCACGCAACCTTCTACATCAGGTAAGTCGCCTTTCATTGCTTGTTCAATGAAGTCACCCACAGGAATCTCTAAACAACGAAGTGCCAGAGCTCTTTGAATGACTTCCTCACCTCCAGGAAGCAGCGCACCTGCTGTGACTTTCACAGGGGTCCATGTGCGTTTCCGCTGATGCAGATGGATGTAAGGAGTTTTAGCCTTTTCATGCGATGGAACTAAACTGGGAAAGGCTTGTTTTGCTTCTTGAAGATTCATTGATTTATTAAAAAGGTTTACTCGGCACATCCCACACAACCTGCGGGATCATTAAATAGGTCAACGATTTCATCGTCTGCATCATCGAAACCAGAGAAATCAAATTCAAAGTTTTCGTCTAATGCAGCCATTGCATCGTCTTTGGCTTGAGTGTTCTGCATTACTTGAAGGCTGTAATACAGAGATGTTTGCGGTGAATCAAGCCATTCTTGTACGAACTGTGAGTCGTAAATGACTACATCACTCCAACTGTTGAAGCTGTATCCATGGCTTAGGCCTGTTGCGTGAACCATAGTCATGATTCCATCGACAACTTGTTTGTAAACGTCCCAGCCAACTTCTTCAGCAGTTTCTACGTTTCCGTAGTCATATGTCTGAACTCCAAATGTTGAGCTGTCCCTATCAACTTTACGCCCGATTGGCGGTGCAATTTCGGGAGTAGTTGTATAGCCTGCTCGGTCTTCGTATCGATAACTACAAGAGGCTGTAGGAGCGATAGCAAAAGCTCGATCCATCTTGTGCTTACGAGCAATGGCGCTCGCAGCATCTAATCCTGCTTGAAGTGCTTGTACGATTTTAAGGGAAGCGAGAGTCGGCTCAGAAATGCCAGTCATTCCGTTGTGGAACTCCAAGGCGTGACCAAATTCTGCATAGGTGACACCTTCAAGAGAAAGTAAGTTGGCTAATCCGAGCATCCCTAGGCCGACTTGACGATCTTCATCCGAGGGCAAATACTCTCCACTGGTGGAAACACCTGTTTTGCTATGTAGCTCGCACAGTTCTTGCATGCCAGCAGCAAATGCCTTAGGAATCTCATCAACTTCGCATGCCCCTAAAGAGATATGTTCTAGGAGACAAGTGCCCCTTGATTTTATAAAAACCTCTAAGCACACATTCGCGTAGATACGTTCACCATGTTGATCACGGCGGATCTTGGCAAGCCAAATATCACCCCGAGAGATGCCTTTAATAATGGCTTCTTTAACTTTAGGCTTAGCCATATCCCACATCACTTGACTCAGATTGACGCAACGCTTAGCCCAAGGCAGTTCTGAACGTGGAGTCTCAACAAACTCAAGAATGTCTGGATGGTTTAGATCCAAGTGAAGGACAACAGCACCATTCTTGTAGACACCGCCTCGACGGAGCTGTTCATTCAAACAAGAATAGATTTTCCCGAACGACACAGGACCAGAGGCAGTAAGCCCTTTGCCGTTGTCGTGCCCCGCTGCTCGCAGATTAGATAAGTGGACTGCAACGCCTGCTCCGAATCTGAGGGCGTGACTGACGAATCTCCAGCTCGCTTCGATTCCATCGGAGCCCTCCATTGAATCAGTTGGTTTAAAAATTGTGCAGCTCACCGGAAGACGGCTGCTTGGATCATCCATCCAATTTTGAACACGACCAGTGCGTGCAATCAGATCTTTACTTGCCATGAGTATCGTAATTAATGTTGGGTTGTGGGACACAGACACTTAGGTCTGGTGGTAAATAGGACGGACCTTTTAAAACTTTCCCGTCTTCTCGATAGATCGGGTTACCGTTATCATCTAGCTTAGTCAAATTGGACGCAAATACGCGATCCATTGCTTCATCTAGATCGATGTTGTAAGCAGCGGCAAACTGATAACAAACAAAAACAAGATCGGACAATTCCTTGATCAGGTTTTCACGAAGCTTGCTGTCTTCAGGATCAGCAAAAACCTCATCTGCAGCGACGATAAATTCAGTAGCTTCCTCTTTGATGAGGTCTACTTGCATATCCCATAATTTCTTTTTAATGAATCCAAAGTGAGAGATATTGTTTAGGGTTTCTTGCCCAAAGACATCTCGGAAATGCCTTGCTTGTTGACCTAAATTTGACATGATATTCTTGCACGTTTATCTAATATATAGACGTCAGGGATCGTTTAATCCCGGAGCGTAATCCTACCACGTGACAGGTCAAATGGAGACAATTCAACAGTGACTCTGTCGCCAACAAGCAAATGGATTTTTCTTGTGATTAGACGGCCTGAAGCACGGCAAAGGCACTGATGGCCTTCTGGTTCATCAAGCTCAACGTTGAAATATCCGTTGCCACTTTCTTTGTAAATGCAGCCTTTGGCCTCAATTACATTTGCTTTTTTACTCATGATCTAATTTGAAATATGTTCAGCTGTGTTTCTTGACAATGTCGGGATGAAACTCATCGGCTTCTTGCCAAAATATGTCGTCATCCAACTTTTCGAATTCTTCGTAGTAAGTAGAAGCCAGTATTGCTATGGCATCATCCATAGAGATGGTCCTTGACATATAGTCAGCAATTTCACTGGCTACTAACTCACGTTTTGTCCATTTACGTTTTCCCATTTAATTAAAATCCAACTGGTTTATCTTTTCGACGCTTGTCTTTAGTCTCCTGTGCCACCATTAGTAGCTCAGGAGGAGACATAGCTTCTAGCTCTTCATCAGGTTTAGCAAGCAATAAATCACACATGCGATCGATTGCTAAAGCGGTCAGTCCTGCTTTAGAAGTACGAGTCACGTAATGATTAGCTAGATCATATACAAATTCTTCTCTTTCAGAATCAGTCATTCAGGATGTGCGTAGGTGTATGCATCGATTGTTGCTTGTAGATGTTCGATGATGCTGTTAGCACCAATGAAACGTTCTACTGATTCCTCTTCAAAATCGCAGTCTTCAAAACCGTCACTATCTAATGAACATTCGACTTGTTCATGCGTGACAACGAGTGTTGGTGACAAGTCCACCGAAAGCTCCTCCGCAAGCGCTGTACGCTGCCCAGAGGGTGTTTTAAGAGGTACGAAATCAAGCTCAGCTT